GTTAACCGACGCGCCGCACGCCGACACGGCCTTGGAGTACTCCAAGGACTGGTAGGTCTCCCCCTTGGGAGAGAGACCTACCGCGTCGTCGCCGTGTGTCACCGCGGAAGTGTACGCTTGGGTAGCCCAAGCGTTCACCCACGACAACACGACAAACGAAAGAGGAGTGCCCATCGGAGATCCCCTCCTCGACCTCCAGTCGCCGAACTCCGACTCCCAAAGGACCGGAGTTGGGATACCTGCTCCCCAGAGGACATTACCAAGGTCTGTGACCCTGATAAGTCCCTGGTCGGCAAGTGCCTGGAGGATTACCTCAACTACATCGAGGGAAAGGCCGTCAGTAGCCTTGGACAAGTCCAAGCTGCTGAAGACCGAACCCTCTTTGTAGGACTTTACGAGACTGTAGGGTACGTGAGGTTCGTCGTAAAGCCGAACGTGCTCCTTAGGGAGCAAGTTGGCAGAACGACGAGCCCACGTACCCTCCACAAAGACCAAGCACTGCGGTACACCAAGTACGCGATGCTTGAGTCCAGGTGCACGTACCACAGTGACTCGAGACCGACACTCAGGGGAAGGACCCCTGAGGCGCCGGCACTCAAGTACACCGAGGGCACGAACAGTCTCGTCGTCAGCAATTGCGAACGTTCCGTCACCTCTGACCTTCTCAAGGCAGAACCTCCCGAGGGAGTCCTGTCCGAAGGGGGTGAGAGAGCGAAGGACGTTCTTGGGATCTCGTGTCTTCTCGCCGCGTTCAAGAACGCGGTCGAGGACAGAGTTCCCCAATTGCCTGAGGTAACCATCTACGCCGCCACGAGTTCCGGAGAACTCGTAGCACGCAGATGTAGAGGAAGGGAGGCTTCGGACCTTCTGAAGTCCACGACGACGGGTTTCGGCCCGAACGAAGTGGTACAGTTGGTCACGAAGCCACTCCGATGTGGGATACCGTGTCTCTGCCAAAAGCTTGGCACTCAGAACAGCGGTCTTCTCCGACCCTTTAGGGGGCAGGGGAAGAGCGCGACTGAGGCGGCTAAAGGCAAAGCCGTTCCTGCCGTCCGCCCAAGACAACGCACAGAGCGTAGCCGACACTTCCCTAGGGAAGAAGTCGGGAAGCTCGTAGCGTGTCCTAAGCGAGGCGGCACGAACGCTGTGGGCAAGCGCTTTCAAACGTTGGCAACACCACACCCAGCCCCTGGAGGGGACTGTGCGAGTGTACCAACGATGAAAGTACCACGCCACAACACGGGTATCCCAGCCAGAATGAACGAAGGCCGACCAGCAGGCTGTCCACACCTGCTGATCGGGAGACACTCGCCTCCGCGGTGCAAGCCGCCGTGTGCTCTTTATAGAGGACATGGCGCGCTGCTCCGTAGGATGGCTCTTTACAAGTGACGGGAGTCGCTTGTAGGTGTGCCGTTCC